AACAAATACTTGAGTAAGGATTTAATGAAATCCTTACCCTTTGTTCTTGTATGTGAACCTCATATGCAAACCAAATATAAAACTTGATTTACAAATGAGTTCAGCCAATACTGAGATCACATGGTTAAGCATCACGGTTTAGTGCAAACTGTGAAAGTTATTAAACAATCACAGTTACACCTAACTAGATACTTAAGCGGAAGTCCACTACACGAGAACACTTTGAGAATCTCTCTGAATAAGAGAGGTCTCCCAAGGTGAATCGGTAGTCTCATGCCACTATTAGTGGCAAGAGATGAAGCTACATACAGATATATTCTATCTGTATTTAACTACATTAGAACCCTTAAAGGAGATGGAACAGTTGATATAAAATCAATTGTTTCCCCATCTACCTGCAAGGATAGTGTTGTCCAAGAAATATTATCTTGGATTCACTCAGAAGGTTCTCTGGAATCATTATTAAGAGGATTCCAGAGCGTGTCTTCAGCTAATGAATGGACAATGCCCCACCTTTCTACGAAAAGTGGTCCAAATGGTCAAGCAATGGGAACTGCACTAAGAGATCTTCAATTGAGTCCAAGCTGATTAAAACAGGCTTGGATAACAATTGGGGGACCCGACTTTAGACACTATCTAAGACAAATGGAAGACTGTATTTCTACAGTACCTCTATGAGTCGAAGAAAAGATATCTAAAGGAGAATCCCTAAGAAGAATCTCTATAGTGAGAGACAAAGCTCTGAAAAACAGACCAATAGCCATATTAGACTACTGGTCACAGACTGTCCTTAAATCACTTCATGATAGCCTAATGGCTTCACTTGGATGATTTGAGGCAGACTGTACCTTCAATCAAGCAAAACTGCTTGAAAGGAAGGAGTGTTTTTCTCAGTTCCATTGCCTAGATTTGTCATCTGCCACAGATAGATTCCCTCTGTCATTACAGAAAGGAATCTTGGCATGATTGACAAATCCTCAGTACGCTCAGGCTTGAGCCGACATTATGGTGAAATTACCATTCGAGTTACCCAAGATTTCTCAAGGGTTGACTCAAGATGGAAAAGTAACCTATAATGCTGGTCAGCCTATGGGAGCATATAGCTCCTGAGCGCTGTTCTCATTATCACACCATCTAGTAGTGCAGTACTCTGCTGATAAGGCAGGGTACGACCTTCCATATGGAGGGTATGCACTATTAGGGGATGACATAGTCATCGGTAACAAAGAAGTAGCCGAAATCTATAAGCAAGTCATTACTGACCTTGGAGTGGAATTTTCCATCCCCAAGAGCCACGAGGGTAATACCCTAGTGGACTTTGCCAAAAGACTATGGCTTAGAGATAAACAAGACCCAATGAAATGGGTCGAGATATCTCCCTTCTCTGTTAATGGGTTCAAGAGTGCTGAAGGTAATCCATACCTTCTCTTCATTGAACTCCAGATGGCTAGTATGAGAGGGTTGCTGGGTAACACCAGTGTACCCGTCTGAAATCTGATTCATGGGTTTCTTAAGGGGCAAATGACAAGCAGGTCTTGTGACAGGCTTGCATCTGCTATCCTTAAGTGATGACACGTATGAGATCTAGTGCAATGAGTGGAGGGTACCCTTCCGGGCCCTGGCTCGACACTAGACTCATGTCATCACACCCTGGCAGAGACTAGAGAATACATAAACTCTCTATTAAAAGAGAGAGTAATAAGTATGATCCAGAATCTGAGAAACAGATTGATAAGTGAGATCGATAAGGCCATGAGTATTAATCAAAATACTTATGATACCATTATGAGATATCACGAATCAGGACAAGACTCAGACAGTCTTCCCAACCTTGGTGGTGTTTTCTACCAACCCTGATTCAGGGTGGCAGAACTCCAAGTAAAGATCACTGATGATCTTTACGAGGAGATTAAACACATTAAGAGCGGTGATACATCTTCATTCACAAGAATCCTCGAAGCCCTTTCGGGTTTAAGGATTTGTGATATGGAGAAAATATCATCTGCAAGATCCCCAGATGTCTTCAATAAATTAGAAAGAAGACACTGGTCAATCTTGCTACAGTTTGTACATGTTGATAAACAACAAGACAAAAGGGCTCCTCAACTATCATCACCAATGGTAAGTAGAGGGGAGTGGAATTCCTTCCCTTCCCCCCCTCTCCCTTAACCGGTTATCAAGCCGGTCGGCAGGAGAGATGATAGAAGGTCACATGAGAACTCAGGTCCATTAACCTGTCTTAGCGTGTAACCAACGAAGCGTACAGCCCATAGTTTATATCCTATGGACCGAGGCGCCTAGAAGGCCAGATGACTAAGAAATCATGTTGCAGAGATCAAGGTCTATCAAGGAAGACCCCCTTAAGGGGTCCCCAAGAGAAACCAATTCTCGGACAACCACGTGTTCTCAGTGAGCACCACAGTAGCTTTGGAGCAGAATGGAATAGCGAAATGAATCGCACTCCATAAGCTGCCAAATGCATACTGGGATTCACGGTTGGGCTAAGGCCGCACTTTTACATGCGG